CCGCGTGTCCTGATGGATAGGATGGTGTTGATGCGGAGTCCGAATGTAATAGCGTGCCATTTGCTTCATTGATGACTTCGGGTGCGAATTGCGCGGGTCGAGCACGGTTATATTTCCATTTCAGCATTTTTGTGATGAATAGCAGACGCGTGCTCGTCATAATATGGTCCATCTCAATCACGGACATTTCATCGGGTGTGATTACCTGCGTAAATGCTGCGGCGGGGTTCATATCTGTCATACGAAAAAATGCGACGTCACTCGGCATTCGCTTCATAATATACTCGGTGATGACGATATTGATTTCATTCTTACTCTCGGGATATGCCTTTCCAAAACCAGGTATCGAGAGATTGAATGAAGGATACCACCAATAATATCGTGTAGGTTGGACGAGAAGAACAATAATATATACAATGGCTAAAGCCACGAAAATACGAAAACGGTCGGGGTCGCGTTCTACGATATGATAGTGATAACCACTAAAGCGTTCACGTAGTTCGGTGACGGCACCGCTTTCTTTTTTAGATGATGATAACCGAAGACGGAGGCGACCTTTCAAGTCGTTTATAACGTCCATAATGGAATGAAATGGAATGAAATGAAATGGAATGGAATATATACTACTTGAAGCATATATTACGAAAGTATATTACAGTTTAGACACGAAGAGGGGTGGGGAAACCGACGAGGTTGGCACCGATACCGAAGCCGGCACCGGTTCTAGCAGAAACGGCAAGGCTGGGGACATAGGTATCCAAAATGCTGAAGGTGGCAGCAGCAGTAAGAGCAATGAGTGCGACCTCCTCAAAGGACAGACTGCGCTTGGGGATAGCATAAGCTGCGATGGCAACCATAACACCCTCGACCAAATACTTAATGGTTCTCTTGACGAGTTCACCTAAATCAAAAACTCCGGACATCTAGTTATGTATTATAAATAATAATAAGAAATTAAATGGAATGAATGGAATGAATGGAATGAATGGAATGAATGGAATGAATGGAATGCGTTAAAACACTTAAATAAACTATAACCTAGTATATTATAATTCCATTTCGCTTCATTCCATTCCATTTCGCGATGTCCGCTCCGTCCGGTGTCGAATTAAAGCACACAAATTCCGGTGCTATCAATCCTAAATATATTGACTTGCTTGAAGAAGACAAGCCTATCGCAGGTCAGAAGTTCGCGTGTCTCTCCTTCGTGTCGCCAGAACACATTTTGAAGCAGAAAGACCACTTCTTCTTTGAGAAGTTTCTTCATTACTGGGACTACCAAAAGTCAATGGAGAAGTTCATCCAGTTCCTTAATTTCGTTAGTTTTAAATACAACGTAAGTTTTGACAAAATGTCTGCGGATTTTCAAGAGTTTGCTAAAGAAGAGAAAGATATCCTTCAAAAGACGAACATCTACGACGAATACAAGACCTTTTTGGACAAGCACGAGGATGACCTTGAAAATGAATTTAACGAGAAGCACAACTTCCAGACTTCGGTGAGGGGTTTGAAAGTGCGCGGTGTCTTTGGCTCACAGAAGGAGGCCGAGTTGCGTTGCCAGATGTTGCGCGAGGTTGACCCCAATCACGATGTCTTTGTCGGGCCCGTGGGGATGTGGGTGCCGTTTCATCCTGACGCGTATAAGACTGGTCGCGTCGAGTATATGGAAGAGACCTTGAACCAGTTGATGGCGGAGAAGAAGAAGAACGAGGAGCAGGCCAAGACGGAGTTTGATAAGCGTGTCAAGGAGACGAAGGCAAAGGCGATTCAGGAGAATATCAAGTTGGCGAAGGAGAGTGGGAACAAGTTGACGCAGATGTTGGCGAAGGACGGTGAGACCTTGGTGGATGCGAAGCCGAAGGACCTCGAGAGCACGGGCAGTGCGGGCGAGGGAGTTGGCGGCGGCATTTGGAACGCGGGCGATGACTCCGCTTCCGTAACAATTACCGTAGAAGAGATGCGCAAGGAACTGTTTGAGAGCGAGGACGTCGTGATGGATAAGAATAACGACCACGGGTTGTCGCGGTTGTCCTCGGCGGGGGGCGAGGGGAATTAGTATTTGAATATTCTAAATGAAAACAAAGGTCATTATTACTACTGGGAGATACAGTAATAATAATGTTATAATAATGTTATCTACCATTTCTTGGTAAATGTAACATTGGCATTCCAGCCACTCGACTGGCTGTAGCCACCACCAAAACTAATAGATGAATTCTTTGCTTCAGCAGCAGTTACAGCAGAAAAATCGGTAGAAGACGCGGTCTTCGGTTTTGTAAATTGGAGAGTTTTCATTCAAATGTGTTATAATAAACCATAAGATTATAATCCGGAGATTGTAATGATATTATTACTGGTCGTGTGAACTCGTTACCTAGACGGACTCTGCGACACAGTAATAATAATCTTTGAATACTGTTTTGTCTTTGACACTGCGACTCATTTTGGCGGTGGATATCTGTAGAGGTTAATATATAATTAAATTGATTAATATGTAATTAAATTGAAACAAATTTTTGTTATAAAAATTATATCATAAAGCAAAATGTGCAACTCAAAACGATTATGTGATGATGAAAAATGTCAAACCTGCTTTGAAAATTCATTTGCTTCACACGACAACTCAAAATACTGGAGCGAGAAAAACGGTGATGTAAAACCAAGACATGTTTTTAAGGGAACATCCAACAAATATTGGTTTGATTGTGAATGTGGTCATCAATTTGAATGTGCTTTATCCAATATTACCGCACTAAATCGTTGGTGTCCTTATTGTGCGAAACGAAAATTATGTGAAAAAGAAGATTGTCCAAGTTGTTTTAAAAATTCATTTGCTTCACTTGACAAATCAAAGTGTTGGAGTGATAAAAATGGTCATATAAATCCAAGACAGGTGTTTAAATCTTCCGGAAATAAATATTGGTTTGATTGTAATACGTGTTGTCATCAATTTAATATTCGTTTGGCTTGTATTTATGGGTCAAACAAGTGGTGTCGTTATTGTTGCAATCCGCCTATTAAATTATGTGAAAAAGAAGGTTGTCAAAGTTGTTTTAACAAATCATTTGCTTCAAACGAAAAATCAAAATATTGGAGTGAAAAAAACGGTGACATAAAACCAAGACAAGTGTTTAAATCGGCAAATACAAAATATTGGTTTAATTGTATATGTGGTCACGAATTTGAAAGTAATTTAAACCAAATTACAGGAACAAATTCTTGGTGTCCTTATTGCACCAACCAAAAATTATGTGAAAATGAAGATTGTAAAACCTGCTTTGAAAAATCATTTGCTTCACACGGAAAATCAGAGTTTTGGAGTGAAAAAAACGGTGATGTAAAACCAAGACAAGTGTTTAAATCGGCAAATACAAAATATTGGTTTAATTGTAAGTCTTGTTGTCATCATTTTGAAAGTGTTGTAGCTAGTATTACGTCACTAAAACCAACGTGGTGTCCTTATTGTGCTAATAAAAAATTGTGTGAAAATGAAGATTGTCAAAGTTGTATGATAAACTCATTTGCTTCACACGAAAAATCAAAATATTGGAGCGAGAAAAATAGTATTGTAAAACCAAGACAAGTGTTTAAACATTCTGGAAATAAATATTGGTTTAATTGTAAATACGGGCACGAATTTGAAAGTGTTTTATCTAATATTACTTCATTAGATAGGGGGTGTCCAATTTGTGTAAATAAAACCGAAAAAAAATTATATGAACAACTATTACAGTCCTATCCAAATATCATTTCACAGTTTCGCGCGGATTGGTGTAAAAGTCAAATTACCGGTCATATTCTTCCATTTGATTTAGTGTTGGAAGAACAAAAAATTATTATTGAATTAGATGGGAGACAACATTTCATTCAAGTCATGAATTGGAAAACACCAGAAGAACAATTTGAAAATGACCAATACAAAGAAAAATGCGCGAATGAAAACGGGTATTCTGTAATAAGAATTATTCAAGAAGATGTATGGAATGATACGTATGATTGGTTGAATGAATTAACTCAAAATATTATTAAAATTACAAGTGAACATACAATACAAAATATTTATATGGGCAAGAAAAACGAATACAAAAACTTTAATTAGTGTAGTAGAAAGCAAGATAAAATTGAAATAAATAGACTTGTGGATAACTCTAATATATAATACACCGTATTTACGTTATGCCCGAGTTCACGCGCGATTTGGATGAGTTGGTCTGTCATTTCAAGACACAAAAGGTCCAATTAACATTACATTTGGAGAAGAACTACCGAGAGAATATCCATTATATCAAATATCCGGTCACTGCTGATAGTAAAACAAAAAAACGAAATGGCGGACAAAACCGTATCGTATATATGCTTACAGAAGAAGCGTTTGAACTGCTGAAGAACTCATTCAAGCTGAGAAGTAAATATATTGTAGACGTGTCAGATAATGTGAAGTGTGTCAAATTCCCGATGTGTATTGAAGGACAAACCATCGGGTTTATTGAAAATGCGTATCGCGGTTTACATGCGATGTCCCGACAGTTTCGGATTGGACCGTATTTCGCGGATTTGTGCTTTATGGACGATTTCATTGTAATAGAATGCGACGAATACGGGCATCGCGACAGGTCTGCGGTGGACGAAGTGGCGAGAGAAGAATTCATCAAGAATCAAGGTTACGCAATGATTCGCTACAATCCGAATGAACCGGGGTTTGATTTGTCTGATGTGTTGAATCGGATAAACCGGCGGTTAATGTTGCTTTTATAAATTAAAAGTGGATTCATAAAAGCGACCATAATATGTCCGGTCGCTTTTATAAATGAAAGCGATTTTTATGAAAGCGATGATTAAATTACGCTTGCTTTCATAAATCAAAAGCAAGAAATAGTGTTGAAATGCTAATTTCGCGATCTTGCTACCCCGAATTGCGAAGCGCTTTCCCATCACCACTTACTCTTCTTTACATTTATCTTCGGTCCCTTGCCACTTTTCGCCGCATTAGGGTCATACGACTGCTCTCCTTCGTCATCAGAACCGAGATTCTTGGAGATTTCCCAGAATTCCTTACTGCCGAGCTTGAATGGCCCGTGCTGTTGTGCCTTATACCAGAAGATTTGGTCCTGTAATTTGTTCGATTTCGCGTTGTTATTGATGACGAGACACTCATAATTCTCGGTACACTGGTCCATCACCTGACAAAAGCTCTCAAACGTGGGGAACATACCCGCATAATTGTCGTAGA